TTTTTAGACTTCTTAGGATCTTCTTCTTCTTCTTCGTCTTCGTCTTCTTCAGGTTCTTCGTAATCATCATTCTTTTCATTTACGGTTTCAAGGTTTTCAATGATTTCATAGAATTGTTCTACGACTTCTTCGGGTCCGCCTTCTTTTATAACGGAAAGAAGAATATTTTGAGTTTCTTCTGAATAAGGAGCGATAAGATCAGCAAGAGTTCTTGCACCCTCTTCAACCTTTTTCTCTTCCTCTAATTCATCAACTCTTTTTCTTAGGGTTACCAGCTCATCAGCATACACATTTTCAACATAGCTTTCATCAAGAGTAGGAGCAATGGCTTCTTTAACTTTTTCAAGCACCTGGAGTTCAGGATTGCTTTCAACCATTTCAGAAGTTACTTCTGCTTTAATCTCTTCTCTCATTTCAGAAAGGGCTTCTAACATTTTATCTGTGTATTCGCCTTTTACACCCTTTCTCCACTCTTCATTAGCTTCTTCAAGCTCTTCTATCTTTTTTTCCTTAAGCTCTTCAACCTCTTCAAGTAAGTTAGCATATACTTCTTCTTTGAAGTTTTCAAGAGTTTCACGAAGCATATGTTCTTGTTCTTCGTTTAAGTCCATTTCAAGAATATTATTTTCCATAGTATTACTCCTTTATTTATTTTCCTTTTATAACGCACCAGGTCTGCTTCCAATCTTAGAAACCTGATCCAAATTCATTTTTTTAGCACCACTTTGTAGTTTCTTTAAAAGACTTTCAGTATCTTTCTCATTAACTCCCATTGGAGAGTGAGAACCACTCATCATCTTATCTTTCATACTCTCAACGCCTTTTGGAATTTCTCCACCAAGGGCAGCATGTAGAGCAGCTAAAGAACCTAGAACAAGTGACATTGCACCAGCACCTATCAATGCTTTCTTGATATTGTCTTTAGAAACTTTGTTTAACATAGAAGTATACTTTTTTTTCACTTGATTATACTGTTTTTTTAAATCTTCTTTATCAACGTCTTCTTTTGAATCTGAATAACGTTGCTCAAGATCATCAAACTCATCACGAGCACCTTGCATCTCATCAACAAGACTCTTAAGAGCTTTCTTCTGATCTTCATCCTCAACTTTTTTCATTTTCTTTTGAAGACTGTCAACAGTCTTCTCTATTCTTCCACTTACCTTAAACATTTTAATACCTTCAAGTAATTGGTATTCCTCTGCCATAAGATATTCTTCTCGTTCAATCGAACCAGCATTATATAACATGCTTTCTTTAAGATTCATTTGTTTCCTCCTTAAAGTGATGCGGCACAGGTTTTTTGATGTTTTTCTTTTTCTTCGTCTGAAACAAAACCCATTGCGCAATACTTACAAAAATGGTCTCTTTCTTTAAAATTGCTGTTTAAGTGAGAAAGTTCTTTTCCTTCCTCATTTACCATACCAAGCATTTCATTCATTAAATCTTTACCTGTATAGTCTTTATTCTCAGTCATACATGCATACATATAACTTTTAGCAGGCTTACCACTCATCTTTGAGTATCTTTTTCTCTGCTTATGCGTCATGTTAGCATACATTTTCTTGTCTTTTGAAGGAAGATTATCATAGACTTCTCTCTCTTCATCGTTCATTTTATATTTCTTCATAATGTCCTCCGGAAATCTCAAATAGGTAGGTTTTTCACATTTATTATTAACTTTCCAATCCCTTAAAAATAGGGGGTAAATAGTATCTAAGCCGGAATATGAACACTTCTACCCCCTTGTTTGAAGAGGGCTTGGCGATTCTGTGGCGAGGTTATCGGTCAGAGCCTCTGAAGCGATTGAATACGGGGCGAGCCTATAAGCACCGGTATTTGGGGACTCTTCCGGGTTTGGGAATTCTATATGAAAAGTCGCACCCTCGTTATTGAAGTAGCGTAAGCTTCCGTCAATCTGCTGTGTGAGGATATTGACCAGAGTCAATCCGAGTGAATTCTGGTCATTGATATCGAAGTTATCCGGGAATCCACGTCCGTTATCATGAAACTTTAGTGTACACATCCCGGCATCCATCTCTCGGAGACTGATGGAAATGATCGCTTCCTGCTTTTCAGTAAAAGCGTAGGTGCAGGCATTTGACAATAGTTCGTTAATAATTAAGCCGATGGGGACTGCCTTGGTTATATCTAAAGAAACACTTTGAATATCAAGGTTGAAGCTTACATTTTCTTGAGCAGAGAATAGTTCGCGCTGTCTTGAGACGAGACTATGGACGTACGAGGACATATCTATCTCGGAAAGATTCGCTGATTGGTAGAGGTCTTCATGGACTAAGGCCATGTTAATAATCCGTCTTTGACTCTCCTCAAAAGCATTTTTAGCCGATTCTATATCGGTGATTTCGTTTTTCTGTAGATTCAACAGGCTGGTAACTACATTTAGATTGTTCTTTACCCGGTGATGGATCTCTTTTATAAGGGTTGTCTTTTCATTCAGCTCTTCTCTAAGTTGTTTCTCAGCCATTTTCTGATCGGTTATATCCGCACCAATAGTGGTAATTGAATGCACCTGCTGCTGATCATCATACAGCATGAGGTTATTCCACAACACATATCGCGTTTCACCCGATTTCGTGTAGATCCGATTCTCATAGTGTGGGGGCAGGGTGTGGTCTTGAATTGCGGTTTTGAAAGCTGCAGCATCAATGTGAGCTTCCTGATCCTCCGATGCACCTAATTCAAACCAGTTTCTTCCTATAATCTCTGCATGGCTCCACCCGGTTTTTTCTATAAAATACTGGTTGCAAAACAGAATCGTTCCCTCGGGCTCATAAGTCAGGGCATACAAACGTACTTTATCTAAAGCGGTTTTGAAGTAGCTCTCATAGCGCAGTCTCTCCTGTGCCTGGAGTTCCTGCTGACTTTGCTGACTTTGAAATAGATTAGCCATAATAATTGCGGTCATATTTGCCGCATTTCTTACAAGTGAATGATCTTCAGGGCTGATCTCAGAGCTATTATAGCTGTAGCTCAACCACCCGAAAAAGTGCTGGGTAGTTGCAATCTCAATTGTGGCGACGTCCATCTCTGTTTGGCCGGTAAGAGGCTGGTCATTTTCTGAGGTCTCCCAAAATGTAATTGCCGGCCATAATGAGTTTAGGGCTTCGATGAGAGTTCGCTTTATTTCGTATATATTTTTTCGCTGCGACAAATGAAGCATAAGTAAAAATAGTTCATGTTCTTTGTGTGTGTCATGCATATTTGTCAGTGATTTAAGAACTGAGGCGCGTTCTCTGCAAGCCAAATATCGGGATCCTGATAGTAGGGGTTTTCAGTGAGCACGCCGCCATTTAACGTGTAAGGATGAGTGCGAAGCACATTCATGATAGTTGCCCCATCAAATTTAGTAATATTGTAGAGGCAGAGGCTGATCCACAGTTTTCCGGGAATAAAATAGTTAAGTCTTGATTCGTAAACCATTAGGTGCTCAGTTCCAGGTATTGCCTCAAGTGCCCACGCCATATCTGCAGTGGCCCGTACATTTCTGCGACCTGTTTTTTGGCTTTCCCGGTAGAAAGCGTCTAAGTTCTCGTCCATTTTCCACGGAGAAAATGTCCCGTCCGGATAATACAGCTTTTCTGCACTGCTCACTTGGAAATGCTTGTCATTGTACAGATGTGAGTTGCACTTTGGATAGGCTTCGGAGTATGAATGCTGAAAATCTTCGACACTGTGCTCAACCGGAGTGTACAGCTGCAGGTCACCGTCAATGTCCCCTTGATGAAGGTAGCCCATAACAATTTCCTCCCGCTCAGCCTCAGTTTCGTAAAGTCCGGCAATATGGATACCCCAGTTACACTGGTAATTTCCGATTCCAAGATTTAGTTTCTCTTGTGTAGAGGTTTGTATATACATTTCCTATCCTGTTATGTCCAAATTGGTATATTAATTATCCTTTAAATACTTCATTCCAAATATCTTTAAATCTAGTTGGAACAGCAAAGATACTGTGTTCAGTATCTTCTTTTACTACTTCTGGATAAGCACCAGCACTTGGGTCATGAACAATATCAATAGCTCTTAATTTATATCCAGGAAGGACTTCAGTTATATGCTCACCAAGTTGATTACTAGAGCGAGTGCTTCCAGTTCCACGAGTAGATACACCAAAGCCTATTCCATCTTCAATAATAGAAATGAGCTTGTTTTTGTATGGACCAGCAGGAATCATTTCACCAATAACTATTCCATCTTCTGTCATTGTAAGTTTAGTAACTTTATGAGATATTTTATCCATATTAATTTTAGGAGCAGAAGGATGATCTAGTTCACCAAGAAAGCGATTAGCTCCAATAAGTTCTTGAACCTCATTTACACTTTCTTTCATAACTTCCATTGGATAAAGTCTACTGTTTTTATTTTTAATGCCAGCCTTAGACATTACTCCACGTATCTTATAAGTTCTTTGTCCTTTGTCAACATCTTCTTTTAATATCTCATACTCTTGACTAAACTCTTCTAATACTTTTTCATAGTCAAACATAAATTTCTCCTTACTTATAGCGAAACATTTTTTTGAGTATTCCTATTGCTTCTTTCTCGCTATTAGCTTTTTTTAAAGCTTTATCTACCATTTCTTTTACAATACTACTTTTAACATCTTCTCCATAAATTTCCAATGCTATATCATAAGCAGCATTCATTACTTCTTCTTTATCAACGGCAGCTTCTTTCATATTTCTTTTAACTTTTTCTTTAAAAGGTTCTTTCTTTTTCATAACGTTTTGTTCCATTTCTTTTTTCTTCTTTGCTTGCACAATAGATTTATCTACTTGACTTAGATTAACTTCCTTAGAAAGTTTTTCTAATTCACTAACTATTGATTTAAGAGATTTCTTTGACGAAGCTCTACCTTTATCATCCATATCTCTTAATGTTGGAACTTTTTTTGCCCATCCATTAAGTCTTTCAATTACATTATTTGCTTTATATAATTTACGATAAAGAGCTTTATCATATCTTTCAAGCTCATTCATTTTACTTGCTTTATTAGGAATATCAGAAGCAAGATCTTTACCTTTTTTTACAAGCTTTTCTAATTCAGTATTACCTGTTCTTTTTGCTTCAGTAATATCTGTATCTTCGTTCTTGGCATCCTTACCTCTATCTATAGCCCATTTAAGCGTTTCTTTATCAGCTTTAGAAAGGGATTTGCCCTCACTTACTTTCTTCATTACTTTATCTGTTTTGGTCATGTTATTACCTCTTTAATAGTATAGTACTCCCATACGGGAGCACCATTTTATCTTATAACGAAAGAATAGCAACAGCTTCTTTTACGTCTTTAGGTTTAGTTCCTTCTTCTTCAGTGTTTTTTAAGCTAATTATAATATTATCAATCTTTTCTTTCATGACCTCATCTTCAATAGCTTCTTTAACCTTACTTAGATCAGCAACCATTTTCTTTGCTTGTTCAACTGTAAGCTCAGGTGCCTTCTCTTCTACTTCTACTTCTACTTCACCTTCTACTTCACCTTCAGGAGCTTCTTCACCTTCATCATCTTCTTCTTCTTCAACTACATACTTATTTTTAAGCTCAGCAATATCTTCATTCTCAGCAAGTAATTCATTGATAGTTTTAGAAACTGCTTTTCTATGCTCAGAAAGAGGTGATGAGATTATAGCTTTTCCAAAAAGAGTATCACGATCATTTTCTTCTAAATAAAATAAAGAGGGAAACTGTTCAAAAAGAGCTATCATAGACTCATCGCTCTCTTCATTTACAAGCTCTTCTACTGCTTCAAGAAAAGTTTGTTTAAAGCTTGGTTTTTTCCAAAGGTCTTTTGCTTTTTCAAGAACAGAATTATTGATAAGTGATTTCTTTTCTGTTTCAACAAGTGATACAGTAATTGGGTTTTCCCAATCTACATACTTGATCTCATTAAGTGGATGAGTGTTAAGTCTCTCTTTGTAGATTTTAAAGAAATCTTCATTAGTACTCTCAAATACCATTTCTTTTTTGGCTTCTTTTAAAGAACCATAATCAGCATATTCAGAAAAATCTTTTACACTCATAGATTCACTAATCAGCTCATTTACATATTTTTCTTGACCAATTACATTTTCTTTATAACTCTCTATTAGATTCTTTGCGAATGAATCTTCATCATCAAAGAAATCCGATACATCTTCTCTAAAATCTTCCTCTTCTTTTACAAGTTCAACCTTTTCAAAATTATCAAGATTAAGTTGTAAATTAGATTCATCAAACTTATAATCAGCAGTGTAAAACTGACCCTCGTCATGATCTAATAATACGAGGCTATCATCAAAAATATTAACAAGCACAGCATTTGAGCTTTCATTAATAAGTTTTCCGATTACCTTCTCCATGTTCTTATTTGAATAAAGATTGAGATTTTCAAACTCTCTTAAAGTTAAATCCATTATTTTCTCCTTTTATTGTTCTATAAAATATTTATCTACATTTTTTCTTTTAAAATGTTTTACTGTTCCATTTGCTATCATAAAATAATCAAAAATAATGTTATCTTCATCATTACTATAATAGTCTTCTCTTATATCTTCCTTTAAAGAAAGATTTATGCACTTAGCCACCTTTCCATCAGTTTCAACCACTCGCAAAAAATCACCTTTTGTAGTATTCTTAAAGAAATCCTTTACAGGGCTACCCTCTTTAATAAAGTTTTCCTTTGCTTTTCTACTGCTGGCAAGTGGCTTGGTAAAAGAAATATCTTTATATGTAATATTTTTTTTATACCTTGGTGTTTTTGTGCTTGGGTAAATTGATTTTAGGGTTTCAAAGATCTGACCTTCATAAAAGGAAGGTGTTGTTTGTTTTACTTCATCTAATAATTGCTGTAGCGTATATTTAGATCGTTTTGTCATTATTAACTTTCCATGTCTTCAAAAATACTAATCATTTAATAAAATTTCCTTTTCTTTAAAATCTCCATTAACATTTTCATAAAGTTTCATATATCTACTACCTGCTTGATATGTCAACCCTTTCATTTCACCAAGAATCATTTGTTTTCTTAGGCTTGGAGTAGAATTAATAGGAGTAGTATCCCTTACTGGTGTTCTTATTATATCAGATACTCTTTCCATTAATGGATTATAAGTATTCTCTTCTGCCTTTGGCTTTTTACTATCTTTAACAAACTTCATCAAGCGAAAGAAATCTTCATTATTTTCAACCAAAAAATCTTTTCCTAACACATTTACAAGTGCTTCATTTAATTTGTTTTCGCCAGATAAGTCTGTGTCAGCAGTTTCAGCTTCACCCTCACCTTCAGGAGCGCCTTCTTCGCCTTCAGGAGCGCCTTCTTCACCACCGCTTATTTCAGCAGGACCAAGGCCACCACCTTCAGCACCTAACTCACCACCTTCAGTGCCTTGCTGTTCCATTTGTTTTTGAAGTTGTATGTCTGATATCTCTTTTTCATTCATTTTTAGAATATTGCCTAATATCCATTGTTGACTAAATAGCTCTGTTTGTTGTATTGCAGAAATAAGACTCATTCTTTGATTCATTATATCAATGTCTGTTATTTCTTTAATATTAGAAGGAGGAGTCATTTCAATACTAAAGTTTGAAAGGTCTCCTTTTTTATAACCAGCAAAATAAAGCTCTATTGCTGCTATTTTATTTAACCCTTTTTTTGTTTGACTTTGCACTCGCTCAATAAAACGTCCAAACTTAAAATCCAACTGTGAAAGTGATCCTCTTGATCTATCAGCCTCTCCACCTAAATAAGCAAGAGGTATATTCATAAGTCTTAAAATCTTATCTTTAAAATAATCTAGATCATCAATACTCTTTAGGGCCTCTCCGCCTTGAAGTGTATCAATTTGTGTTCCTTGTCCACCTTCTCTACGTGGAACAAATATATCAGATGTAGTAGATAATACATTACTTTTTCTATTAATATTACCATTTTCATCAAGGAAGTTTTGAGTTCTATATTGAGATTTAATTTTTTGAATAAACTTCTTACTATCAGTATAATTCATTTGACCTACATCAATATAAAACACTCTTCTCTCTGGGGCACGAGATACACGATATACAAGCATAACATCTTCTAATAATGCAAGTCTCCTATAAGTTCTAATACCAGCTTTAAGTAAAGATGCTCCATAAGGTAATTCATCTTTATCATCTTTTACTTTAAAGTGAACTATTTGCCAAGGCTGCAGACGATATGTGTTTTCAGTTGATTCATTTTGTCCATACCCAGCAGTTCTAACGGGTGAGTTTGGACTATATTCCTTTTTCTCATCTCTGCTTTCTTCTGTTTTATATGTGTAATATAATAGCTTTCCGTTTTGCTCTATTCTCTCTACCTTCTCAGGTCTAAGGTAACGAAGATAAATAATTTTAGTTGGGTTTTCATAACTATCAGGTATAATCTCATAATAGTTGTTACCCATTTTAGATGTCTCATAAACAATACCCCAAAGTTCACTATTTATATCAAGACGATTATAAAATAAATCGATGAGTTTACCCTTTATTGATTCATTATTGGAATAAAATTTAGCTACATTACCTTCTGTGTTCTCAAGAGTTGAATCATCAGATACGACTTCTAATGCTCTGTTAATAAATTCCATTTGAGACATTTCGCGATAATAGCCATATCTCTCTAAAAGAGTTGAATTATTTTCATTCTGGTCAAATACTGAAAACCCAAAGTCTACAGTAGCACCATCTTCTAAAGCATCTTTAGGTTTTTGAATATCAGATTTAACTGTTGTTCCTAAATCTTCTATTTTATTTAGATCTGTCTGTATTTCGGCAGCTTTACTTTCATCATATTTTACGTATCGCCCATTAATTATCATATTATCTTTTTCCTTTACTCATGCGGTCAATTGTTTTTTGAATACCATCATACCTCTTACTTACATCCTTATTTATGATGTTCCCAACCCTTTTCTTATGAGAAAGGTTTACGCTTTTGACATTCTTTGATTTACCATGAGTTAATAGATTACCTACATCTCTTTCAAGAGGGTTATAAATATCTTCATCTTCATCACCATCCCCAGAGCGAAACTTTTTAAGTTTATTTTTTAATTTATAATATTTCTTATCTTTGTATTTCATTTAAATATTCCTTATATAATAAAAAATTTTTTAAGCCAAGTTATTTGCTTCTCAGTCAAATCAGCTTTTAAACTTCTTATTTTTAATGACATCATTTTATTACTAGTAGGAACAAAAAATCCTGTAGTAAATATTCTTTTTCTTGGAATACTTTTATATTCTATACCAAGTTTTTTACTGGCTTCTTTATGTAAAAATTCACCAGGAAAGGCATATACATCTTCATTTTCAATATCAACAATAACTCTTATTTCTTTAGAACCATCATTCTCTTTTAATATCTCTTTTAATTCTTTTGATGTAGGGTTTTTATATATAGAGAACATACCTGTTTTATTATCTGCTTTTATTCCATCTGAGAATTCTTCATTTACCTTAGATTCTTTAGATATAAAATTAACTATTTCTTTAGGGAAATTTTTATTTAAAAACTTTATTCCGCCTACTTTTTCATCTTGTTCATCATATACTATAATAGTATCTTTTCTGTCACCTTCATCAAATTTACGTGCTATGGTAACAGCATATTTATTTTTTCCATCTGTCAAAAAGAAAATATTAGTTCTTTCATTATAAGTCTCAAATGAAGACTTGTCAGTAATACACCATCTAGTTCCACCGCCTAACTCACATGATTCTTTTGCTGTATCAATTTTCTTTATTCCATATTTACCTGATTGTAAATCAACTTTTCCTTTTAATTTCTTAGTTGACTTTTGAGCTTCGTATTCATCTATTACATCTCTTAATTCATTTATATCTTTATATTCGTTTATATCTTTTTTTTCAAGATTAGATTGAATCTGGTTAAAGCTCTTTAATACATCAGTGTTTAATCTATTTCCATTATTTACAGCAAATAAAGTTAACCAAATAGGAATCGTAGTTTTTATAAGCCACTCACTATATTTTCCTGCATTATTTTCAGTAGCAGTCGGATCTACTTTTTTTATTCCATTTAATATATCGTTTTTATCTTTTACCTCATCTACTTTTTCTCTTCTTGCTTTTTCCACCGCATTATTTATCTTAACCTTAAGTCTTTTATTTAATGATTCATAAAAATTATCCCAAGACTTACCTTCTAATAAGAGTTCTTCTTTTAATATTTTAAATGCTTTATCTATATTCATTTTATAACTCCAAGTATTTTTTCAACCATTGCTCTTCTAAGCTTCTTTTTTCGCCTTTTACATAATTTATTTCTTTAATCTCTAATATTTTTTTACTAGGAATAAACTCACACATTATGTTAGTAGCATTTTCAACATCACGAGTATATTTACTAGCAACAATAAAATGAAGAAGGTTAGCAGGAAAAAGATAAAAATTTTTATTATCAAAGTCTATTATTCCTCTTAATTCATCATCGCCCTTTCCTTGTGTCTTTCTTACTTCTTTCATTTCTTTTACAGTAGGGTTTTTATATATAGGATATATATTATCACTATATCCAGTTTTCGCATAATCAACAAACTCTTCTTGTAGTATATCTTTAACCTTCATGCTTTATCCTATTATCCATTCATAATTTTCTTTACTAAGGCCCATTTCATCTTCAAACTCATCTTCATCTGAAGAAGTAAAATCAAAACCATTCTTATTTAACTTAACATCATCTAAATCCTTCTTACTATCTGTCCCTACAAAATCACCATCTTCACTAATAAGAAAACTCTCTCCTGCACTATCTGCTTTATTTCTAAAATAAAGACAAAGACCAAAAGCAATTAAACTATCATCATGTGCCCCTTCTGCATGGTCGGCTCTTCCATTTCTCCATACAAAGGTAATCATTTCTTGATATAATCGTTTAGAATAAATTTTAAGTTGTTCAAACATTTCTTCCACTGTAAGCCAATCAATTAAATTATTTAACATTATTTGACGAGTCTTTACATTAGTTTCCCAACCAGTCATTCTCACAATACCATTCTTTGATTTCTTAGTTCTAAAAACATTACTATAAGAATCATTATCACTATAATACACTTCATTAAAAACAGCTTCACCTATACTATTTGATTCAATAACTACATAAGCTTCATTATAATAACGAGCTAATTTTTTAACTAACTTACCTAAAGTCTTTGTTGCTACTTGTCCTTTATATTCAGCTACTTGTTCATAATTATCTACATTCATTATTTCAATAGTAGAGAAGTCATTACCTGTTCCCGAACTTACATCAACTCCAATTAAATATCTTTGCTTAGGTATAGGATGTTTCCATACCCAAAAACCATTTATTCTTGATTTTCCAAGTTTGTTCGTATCAACAGGATCTTTTAAATTACTTTTAACATCTTCCAAAGTCTCATCAGTAAATACTTGATCTCCAGATATAACAAAGTTATGTCCAATCTCTTGTTTAAAAAGAACATCACCTAAATCATCGTGTTGTTTCTTTAACCATTCGTTCTGCTTCCAATTCTCAAATATTGGATTAAAATAATCCTGCATTTCTTTTCTTACTTCAGGATTACGATAATAATTTTTTTCTATATATTCATTTAGTTTTTCATTATAACCTTTATAAGGTTTGATTCCTTTAATATCAGGAACTTCAAACCAATCAACTTCAATAAGTTTTTCAGTTTCAGTTTCACCACCAGCAAGTCTTAATTGCTCTACCTGTTCATAATAATATGATCCACTTCCAGAGGTTCCATTAGGAGTAGAAATAAGAACTTGACTTCCACCAGTTCTTGTGAGTGTAGGTTGAGCGGCAGAAACAATTCCACGAGTAAGAGTATCACTACGATAGAAAGCTAACTCATCCATAATAAGTAATGATAAACTGTCACCACGACCAGCTTTATCAGAAGCGCTCTCAGATAACATATATGAAGAGTTTGCCCATTCTATTTCAAATGTATTCTTTTTTACAACCTCTGTCTTAAGAAATGAAGGAAGCCTATTCATAGTAGGAAACATTTTTTTTGTAAAAGCCTGTGCCTTCTTCTGCTTTATTGAAATAACATCAATGTTCTCACCTTCATGAAAATTTCCTTTCCAAAAAGCATATAAAGAATAAAGAGTTGAAATTCCTGCTTGTCTACTTTTAAGGAATACCATTTTCTTAAAATGTTCAGTGTTTTTTAAGACTTCTTTTTGAAAGTAATAAAGATTATAAGGTATTATCCCTACACCAGGAAATTCAATCCATCCATATTTTGAAATAAAATAAAAAGATGACAAACGACATAAGTGCCATTCAATAGAAGCATCAACAAGTTCTGTTCTACCATTGTTGTATTTTGTTTGAGAAAAACTACCTGAGTAAAAACCTAATAC